AATGTTTCTTGCGCCAAGCTTTCCTTGAGCCCTAAGCTGCTCTCGTTCGCGCAGCCCGCGCATGTAGCCAGCAGGCAAGCCCTGAGCAAATCGTCCGCCAGAACCAAGCACGTCAAGAATGCCAACACCAATATCAACAAAGAACTTGCCAACTGGGTTCCTGGCTTCAGATGGTGCCTTCCTTGTTCCTGGCGGCTTGCGCTGCAAGGTGTCCATTCTCTCCTGCATCTCAATGCGCATCTCTTCTGGAATCTTTGGATCTTCAAGCAGAAGGTCGCCAGGCCTCTCTGTAAAATGTGGCAGGATGTCTTCAGGCACGTCGCCGTCTAAAAGCATTTGCCTTTTTACCTGTCCTGCCGTCAGCTTATAGCCGCGCCCATCAGCAAGCGATTTGCGCTGCTCCTCATTCAGCCTAACGTCCTCAGGCTTAATCATGGCGCCTTGCTTGATGGCCTTTCTCAAGCGAATTCGTTCGTCCGTGTCAATTAGGTTTCGCTTGGCTTTGCCCTGAGAGTACGCTTGCTCCGCTCTTCGCTGAACCCAGGCCCTGTCGGTAATGCTGCTTTGGTTAGCTTCCCTGATTGCAAGGCCCACGCTTTTTTTCCAAAGCTCATCGTCATCGAAAACGCTCTTGGCGTAGTCAATCTCCATAGCTTTGCGCTCAGCCACGGGCTCGTAGAGAAACTTCTCCGCCTCCTCTTTCCTAAGGCGTTGTCGGTATTCAACCGGCTCATAGAATTCTATGAGATCTTCAAGCCTGTTTGTGCTCATTACGGTTTAGTGAAGTCCTCTACTTGAAAAGTTTTGGTTTCAGATGGCTCTTTACCCGGCTCTCCGCGCAGCAAGCCTGCGGTCCCTGACAGGTCAGGAATAAGCGCTGCTATGTCCGGTCCAATTGACTGAATAAGTCTTCTCTCCTCCTCAATTAGCTGAGGCAACTGGCCTCTGGTTCTAGACATAGGCTGCTGTGCGTCTTTAATTCTTTGCCGGGTTATCCTTAGAAGCTGCATGGCTGTTTGAACTTGTTGGCTTGGCTTAAGGGCTTGCGCTGTAACCTCAGCGCCTTGCAGTCTTAAGTCTTGGCCCCGCCTGGTAAGCGCCTGGCTTTGGTCAAACCTGTCTTGACGACTTTGCTCAACGTCTCTTTTGCGCTGCTGCTCTATTGCAAACTGATTAGCAAGGCGATTCTCTTTGTCCTGTCTTTGCTTGGCCTTGATAAATTCTTGCAGTGCCTCCTGCTGCTTGTCTTGGCGCCCAACCATTCCCTTCATGCGTCCAGACTTGTAGGTCTGCGTAAGGCGAGGATCTGTCGGAAGCTTTTCCTCTTGACCAAGCAACGCGCCGTACTCAGCTTGCAAAGCAACCGTGTCCTTGTATCGGTTGAACTCGTTTTGTTTTTGCTGCTCGCGGAAAGCCTGCTCCTTTAAAGCCATGCCTTGAGCAGCAAGCATCTGACCTTGCTCTCGCTCCCGCCTTGCCAGTGCCCGATCAACCTGCGTTGGTTGGTTCAAGGCCTGACGAGCCCGGTGCAACAAGTACATATCGCCTAAACTTGCCATGCTACCGCCCCATCAGTTCCATGTTGCGACGCCTCCGCTCCATTAGGGACTGGGCTTCGCGGTTTTGCAGTTGTCTGTCCAGCAGGTTTAACTGGTCAGCGCCTGTAGAAAACGGCTCACGAAGACTAAACCCCTCGTCGTAAGACCTTCCGCTTGCTGTTGGCTGAGCTGTTTGGCCGGGAACGCCTACCGCTCTTGCTGCCCTGGTTGCGGGGTCTTCGGTCAACGGGTCTGCTCCTTGAGCCCCTCTTCCAATTCCCATGGCAGCGCCCGTAGCCATTCGAGGATCAAGGTATTCAAACTGCGCCCCTATATCAAAAGGATTGCCGCCAGAGGCAAGCGCCTTGCCACCACCAAGCAGCGTTCCTAAACCAGCACCAAGAAACGGCATGCCGAAGGTAGAGCCGACAGCAGTGCCAAGAAGAGTCCAGTTAAGCCAGTTAGAGTTCCTTCTCTCTAGCTCGTTTTTTTTCTCAATCTCGGACTTACGAATATCTCTTTCCATTTGCCGCCGAACATCGTCCGTATAAGCACTGCGCGCTCTTACAGCACCGCGAAGCTGGCCAAGGCTGTCCTTCCTTGCCTGTTGCGCTTGCGCCATCCTTTGCGCCGGGTCATCGTACTGGTAAGCCATGCCGGTCTCCTAGTTGTAATTGATGTAGCCTTTTTCAATCATAAAGTCTTCAAGCGCTGTTGGCCCCGGGTAGGCACCGTTGTTTTCGTGTAGGTAGCGACTAAAGAACTGTTTGATTTCTTCTACCTTGTTCATGTTGCCGCCGAAGCGATAATTGCCGGGACTGCCGGACATGAAGTTACTTTCGCCAACCCATTCGTCATCAAGGCCAACAGCGTTCATCATGCGCTCAATCGCGCCAGTCATTTCCGCTGTGCTTACCTCGTAATCGTGGTTTGCATATTTGGTTCTAAAGTCTCCGCCGACGCTGTAGGTTTCAGCGTTGCCAGCAATCTCAGGCGCGCTGCCCCCGCCCGACTCTGACCGCGCACGGTCCACAACGTCAACAGCCTCGCTAAACTTGCCCTCGTCCATTAGCTCTCGATACTCTTCTGGTAGATCGATGCCCATGCGTACGGCCTCAAGCTCAATTTGATTTGCCTGCTCTTGTGCCGACATCTCTCGACCAAACTTTCTATTGATGTCGCGCTCTTTTAGCTCAAGCTGACGATCCAGCCACGACAGCTGCATGTTCCTGGTTCTTTCGCGTGCAGTAATTTGAGCCTCTGCTCTTTCGCGGGCTCCAAGGGTGGCGGTTGTAGCAATGCCGCCCATTAAGCCGCCGCCAACAGCCCCACCCATTGCCGCGTTAATTTCAGCCTGCCGCCTCTGAGCCCGAGCAATGTCTGCATCAATGCCCTGAAGAGCCGCTTCCTCATCAGCCTTAGCCTCTGCAATCAGCGCCTCATACTGGGCGCGCTCATCGGCATACGGGTCTCCGCCCGCTGCCGCACCCTGTTCTCCCATGCCACCAGCGCCACCAAGCTGCGGACCCTCTCCTGGAAGCTTCGGCACCCCTGGAGGCTGTCCTCCCGGCAATGGGCCAGGAGCAGGCATCTGCAATGGTGGCGGAACTTGCTGCATCCCACCAGCCAGGCCAGGGCCGGGCTGACCGGGCATGACCTGCGTCTCGCTGCCACCAGGAAGCTGCTGTGTAAACACGGAGCTTTGGGGGCTTGGGCCGGCTGCCATTGGTGCGCCGCCAGGAGAACCTGCTGGCACCTGCATTGGAGGCATTGCTCCCTGAGGAATCTGCTCGCCAAACCCAGCAAATCCGCTGCCACTCATTGGCCGAAAGCCACCTCCGACCTCAGACGGCAGCTGCATTTGTTGCTGCATTGGCGCCTCTTGCTGCGGTGGTGGCGATGGCGCGCGTGGTCTTTGCCTTTGCTGGCTTCCTGATGGAAACCCCGCTACCTGCATAGAGGGCACACCGGGAAGCTCTGGGCTCATTCCCTGCCCTGAGCCTTCTCTTGACTGGCGAGCCCTTTCGTCAATGCGACGAAGGTTTTGCTGGCGTGCGCCATTCTGCCGGTTGTTCATTTGTCGCATGTTTTACCCCTAAGCCTGCAAGTCTCGTTCAAGAAGCAAAGTTACCCCAACAAACCCAGCGGCGTTAAGCACGCCCGTGCCCGTAGTCGCCCCTTGCCGTAAAACCAACACTCGGTTCTGGCTGCTGTGGTAAGCAACAGCCGTTGCATCAAGCGTTGCCTGGCCAGAGTTGCCGCTCCCGTCTGCGCTAACAGTCAGAGACTCTTCGTCGATTAAAACCGTAACGTCAGTTAGAGTTCCTGAATTATAATACGCCAGTGCTACGTCAATTGTTCCAGCGGCAGAGCCCGTGTCCGAGATGAACCATGCAGCTGTTTTTAGCGTCCAGTCGTTTTGCGTAGATGACAGACCAGGGAGAGGAGCTATGGCAATGACGGAGCCGGCGCTACCCCAGGTGTAAGCGGTGTTGTCGAGCACGATAGTCACGTACTCCTTGGACGCCGCAAGCTTGCTAATTGCAATGCCTGCTGAGGCCTTGATGTCGGTATTGTCGATTGCACCAAACTTGTTAGCAATGGACGTAAAGTTGCCCTCAAGCTCTGACTTTGTGATCGTGCTTGAAAGCGATGTCGTTAAGGTCAAAGACATGGGTTTCTCCTATGAAATTTCTGCGCCGAGCTTTGACAGGTAAATTACCCACGGCACATTAACCTCGTACTCTTTGCTAAACTGGCTCAAGGGTATTTTAGCAGGCATTGGGCTTAGTGCGCTAGTGAAGGCGGCTGCGTCATAGAAGGCCGGGATAAGCCTGTTCGCAGAGTTTTCTACGCACGCAACGCCGACCTGATGGCCCACGTTAATGCCCAAGTAGTACACGCTGCCAACCCTTAGGGTCGCTGGGTTTTCTAGGGTTTTCTCAATAACACCTGTTGCCCCAGCAGTTACCCGCACCTCTGTACCCGACACAACCCTAAAGGCCCGCTGCCCGTGCTCTCTGTCGTATCGGTATATCGCAAACCGGATTAACCTCGTTGCCCCTGGCGCAGAGGTAATTCTAACCCTGGCTTTCGCTACCTCAACGCCGCGCACTAGCTGCGGAAAAGTAAACAGGTACAAGCCAAACTTGTTAAACGTTGATGCTGAGCCATCGGATGTTAGGGCAGTAACGTCTGCGCCGTATGGGTCAACGGTCGATACGTACCATCCATCGTTGACAGGTATTTCGCGCACCCGCGCATTGCGGCTTTCAATCTGATTGACGTAGGCATCCGGGCCTCGGCGCTCGCCCCTGCCGTGTGGGATCTGCACCATGGCTATCTCCTGCCGCCGGGATTGTAGCCAACATCAACGCCCGCAATTGTCATGGGCGTATTCTTCGCGTCGTGAGATATTTTGACTTGGAAAAAGTCAGCTTGCTTTCTAAACGACAAGCGCCGGGCAAGCCTTCTGTCCTGCACGTACTTGTCAGTGCCCGACACGGCTGTTCCGTAAACGGCGTCGCTGGCTGTTGTCATGGAGATGGTGCCCGAGGACTCACTGTTTTCGTCGTCGTTGTGTCGCAACGCAACAGACAGCGATGACGATTGATTGTCCCCAAGAATCTCAACCTGTCTAACCGTGGTTTTTACGTTTGAGTTTTGTCCAATGCGTTGCGTTAGTATGTTGCTGCTAATTGCAGCGCCGTGGTCATTGTTGCCAACGCCAAACTCAAAGACCTGCGAATGTTGATTGATAAAGTACAGGCGAAGATTGTCATACGCGTCTTCATCCGCTAACCAAAACTTGGCCGCTACATCCCAAATCCAAAACGCGTTGTTCTTGTAGTCGTAGACAATTGTCCGGTTGTTGTCGAAAGATCCATCGACCGCCACAGAGAGAAGATAGCAGCCCTGTGTTTTCCAGTTTACCGAAGCTGCCACGTGCCTTCTTGACGGGTTGATAGACCTAATAGTGTCGCCAATTCTGTCTGACAGCTTAATAATGTTTGGCGTTCCGTCGAACCGATAAATACCGTCTTCCGCCAAAAATATAAGAGCGCCTTTAACCCGCTGAATGCTGGCGTTGCTCACGCATCCAACGCCAGCTACAACTCTGATTGGGATAAAGTTATCGACACCAGTTGCTTGGTTTTCTCCAGCCGCAACCATTGTCCAAATTGAATCACCCTTAAAGATAACGACACTTTCGCCAAGAGCAGCCATTCCCGTAATGGGACTGTTGTCGTCCTCCATGATTGGAGCAAAGGCCAAAGACGTCCACACCTTATGATACGGAGCAGCCGCAGACCAGCGCACGGTAAATGGCTCATCCTCCATACCAGCACACCAAAGCCTGCCGTTGTAGAAAATGTTAAACCTAGCCTTTGGCCACTCCTCAAGGAGCACAACAAAATCCCTGTCATAGGGCGCGTCTTCGCCGACCGCAAAGTCAGCATCCTCGACAACTGCTAGGTCTGCGTCAACAGCGGTGCTTAAGTCCTTTGAAGAGGTAAACCTCATAACCACACCAGCATAGGCAACAAAGGCTTCGTCAAACTGAGGAACAACTGCAATGTTGGCTAGGTCGTCCTCAACAACGCGAGCAATGTATCCAGAGACGCTAAAGTCTTCTAAATCCAGCGTTGAGCCCAGTACAGCCCTAGCTCCAGCCGCCGGGTTGGTAAGATAGAAATAACGTTTCTTTGTTTTAAACTGTGCGACAAACAATCCGCGAGTAACGTCAAACTCTGGGCTTACAATTTGATTGGTTGCGTCGGCATTGTTTATCTCGACCTCAGAATCAAGCGCGTTGTCTTGAATGGTGAATCGCAAGTAAAAGGCCGTTTTGTTGTTAATTGTTGATGACGCCCAGTCACCAGGGGCAACAAAAGAAAACGTAAACGAGCTTGCATCACCAAGGTGCTTGGACACTTTTGACGTGGAGATGCGCTCCGAAACGCGCAGGTACTTGTACTCTGTGCCGTTCCAATACTCTGCTTTAAACCAGGTGTTGTTGGAGTTTGACCTGCCGCTTACAAAGGCGCCCTTATACCCAAGAAGCTGATCCCTATCGTTACTTGTTCCTAGGCTGGATATCTCCTCGAATCCAATAAACCAATGGCTACCGACACCTAGGCTGTCGAGAGTAAGCACCTCCCCCTCAGTGGCACTTGTGTATGTACCACTGACGAGCTTGTGCATTTCTTGTGATTGGGTGGTGATAGAGTCACCGGCTACTGTCATAGAGTCAAAGCCAACAAACCCTGGTCTCTGCTCAACAGCGCCGTTTGGCGCCCACACGTTTAGGGCGTCAGCGCACTCGTCCGGATCGGCTAGGTCGGTCTGCTCGTTGATACCTTTATTGCACCGAAGAACAAGGTGCCTGTAGTTTTGCCGACCCATCTTGGCTCCATGTTACGCTTCCGGTTGCACGTCTTTACTTTTGCTACGACGCCTTGCCTTCGTAAGCTGCTTTTCTACCTGGTCTACCACGTCACCTTCGACCTGTACCTCTTGTTGCACAGTGCCCCTAATAAACTCGTTGAAGTCTCGACGCGATGGCACGGGGTATTGAGGGTCTGCAAGTCGAAAGAACAAGCGCTTCATGATCAAGTTCTTCTCTTCCTCAACGTGGACCTTAATCTCTTCAGGCTTGCGATGGTTTCTCTTTTTTGCGTCACGGGTAACCTGCTCTTCGCTTCGACCGTTTTCCGCCTCTGGGTCCATAAGCTTCAGGTAAGCCCGCAGGTCATCTAGCGACCAGTCGTCAATTGTGCTTGGCCGGGGCTCAAAGTCTGAAGGGGCGCGAGACTTGATAGCGGCTCCTCGGCAATGAGGCTCCGACACCGCGTCTCGGTTTAACAGCCAGCGAGCCTCATGTGCTGGCAAAGCGCGACGCTTGTACGGAGGTATTCTGATAACTTTTTTGCCAAGGTTAAGAGCCTCAAGGGCACCGTCTTTTGCCGTGTATTCTTGCATTCCAAGATCACACTTAAGCTGTATTGGTCTTGGCTTTTTGTTGGGATTGTCCACCTCGGTAAGCTGCCATTGCTTGTTAACAAAAAGCTTGGCCAGCGCAATGTCTGAAGAGTCTGGATTGCCTGTCATGTTTGCAACCCACACAACGCTGGATGAGGCTTCTTCGTACACTCCGCCGATGTCATCCTGCACAACGCTTACCAGCGGTGCTCGAACCTCAAGGAACTTGTCGGCGACAGGCTTAACGTAGTCGCCTTCCTCATGCGGCCCAATGATAATTTGCTTGCCCTCAAACACAATGTTTTGAGCAATCCCCGTATTGTTGCGTAGTTTAACTAAAGCCATCTCAATCCCCTTAGTAAATAAAATCAGCTGAGTCTGGGTAGGATGACCGGATGCTTGTCACATCAGAGTGCGGTCTGCCTCGACTCATGTCCTTGTACAAATCCATGCGCAACTCTTCCCGCTCGTTTAACCATGCGGGTGGCGCCATTTCATCAGCTCTTGTTTTTAGGTCAATCGCCGCTGAGTAGAAAATAAGCTCGTGATGGTCTGGAGGCAAAAGCTCTGGAACATCGTCGTCGTTGTTCATCTTCTCTGGCTCAGGGTAAAACTCAAAGCGAAGGGTCTTGTCCTCGTTTGGCCCGGTTTGCCCCCACTGAAGGGTTACCCTGTTTTTCCAAAACACATCGCCAAGAAAACCTCGCTCGTCAAAAACAATTGCCGTACCAGGGTCTGTGGCGCTTACGTCTGTTACCTTGCACAGCTGTGCGTGCTTTAAGCCGTTAGGCAGCTCAATGGTAATAGTGTTTGCGCTCCAGGTAATATCAAGCGTGGTCGTAAAGTAACGACGTATGCCTTCCTGTCTGGCCTTGCGGTACTCGCGAGCGTAGGACCTGTTAACAGCCTTTTTAATCTGCAAAGCAGAAAAGTCCTGGTCTGCCTGCAAGCTGTTAAAATTAATCAGCTCCGACACTTCGTCCTGTAGCTCTTTAAAGTTCATGACTTCACCGGAGGAAGCTCAAAGGCATCCTCAAGCTTTCCACGAGCCTCGACCTGGCGCTCAAGTTTTTCAAGCTCTGGCTTTGCGTGCTTGTTCGCCATAACCACTGTTGCTGCATCGGTCTTGTTTGCGTCTCGCACAAGGTCACCCGCAACTGTATGACCGACGTCGTCAACAGCCCTGGCAAACGACTTTCCCTTTTCCCGTGCGGACTCTCTCATGCGGCGCTCAATGGAAGTCATCCAGCGCTCAATGGAGCTTAGAAACTTGCCGTTTAAAACGTCGCGAGTTGTTAGCCCGTAATCCTCGTCAAGTGTCGCCACAAATACAGGGACTCTAAACGCCGGATCCCAGTCACGAGAACACCCACCATTCTTGTTGTAGATAGGCCCGCGCTCTACTTTACGAGTGCGAACCTCGCCGTCTTCGCCCTGATACGACTCAGAGTTCCACAGCATTCTATACGTAGTGAGGTCGTCAGACTTGCCTGTATCGCTAATATGGTAGAGCTGAACCAGGGCGAATGACCCTGGATTCAACTCACCATCGTAGCTTTTATCTTTACCCGCCCACGCCAAGCGCAACTGCGGGTGAAGATCGTGCAGCCTGCGACACACCCAAGAAGGTGCATGCATGCTCAGTCTCCGCTAATTCCGCCACCAGCCGCATCAGCAAAATCAACATAAACATCTACCACAGCGCCGGTAATATCACCGCCCTGAGGAACAAGAAAGCGCAAGCTCACTGTGTTTGCTGACGTGCTTGAAGCTTCCCAAGACATAGAAACAGGGTCTTGAGATGTTGGCTGAGTTGTAACGTTGTGCGTTACATATTTTGGCGTAGCACCGCTTGGACCACCATGGGCAAGGGCCGTAAGGGCGCCCGCCGTAATAGTGTTAAGCGTAATCTTGGTTTGGGTTCTGTCGCCCCAACCAGTGTTTTCTGTACTTGCAATAGTCGCCATAACCTATCTCCTTACTGGTGGCCCGCAAAAAACGACACGAGTACCGGCGGGGTGTCTGAACTGGTTGCAGCCTTGGTGAAGGCCATAAACGGAATTACAACATCACCGTCGTCAAACGTCAGAGTGTTGGTGTTGGTTGTTGGGGCCACACCGTCAATCTGAAAAGTAGCAACACCAGACGCACTAACCAGAACGCTAAGCGTTTTAGTTGCGTCATCTGCAAAATCGTCATCAGTGTCTGTCGCTGTACCAGTGCCGCTGTTGAGACGAGTACACGTATTAATGTTGCCAAGGTTTACGTTTAGAGCCGCAATGTCTGTGTAGTCAGTGATAATTTCACCATCAGCCTCAAGCGCGGCTGTGTATGCCTCTTGCTTACGGAAACCAACACATGCAACGTCGTAGTCGGACACGTCTGGAATCTTTACCTTCATGTCAACGCGAAACGCAGCATCAGTCCCAATTGTGTAGCAGGGTCCGGTACTATTGAGACTGTCAGAGACTAGGATCTCAACACCCTCGTTAGCAGTGTTATCATTAGGGATAACCAGGCCAACGCCAGCTGATTTAACAGGAACGATGTCACTGTTTGCCGCAGTGGCCGAGCATTCTAGCTGAGCACCGTTTGCAAACATCCACTGGTTTACGTTGTTGTCTGAACCTGCGGCAGCACCCGTTCCACCTGACGCAAGCATAAGCTGCGTAGCTGGCTCTGGGCCGCCGAGAAAGTCTACATAGCACTTCTTCTGAATAGCCATTTTAATTCTCCTAAACTCGTACACAAGCTACGTAAAGCTCACCTGTTCCGGATGCGCTTGACGCTTGAAGTTTTCCGCCCTTGCGCACCTCGTAGTACGCGTCATCAATTTCATCGGCTCGCCCGATGTCTTTATCCCCAGATGCGGCAGCCGTGGTGGCAATTGTGTTTGTTCCATCAGTTAACGTCACAACGCCACAAGCACCGCCGGTAGCATTGCACCACATGTCAACCACTCGAACGCTAAAGTCCAAGTTGTCCACAACGCTTTGCGTTGATGTTGTTACCGATAGGCACAAAACAAATTGCGGCGTACCCAAGGTGTTGCCTTTACGGGAAAGGGCTCGACCTGAAATACCTCGTCTATCTGCCATAATGACTCTCCTCCAAACCAACCAGAAGCGGGGCCGGAGCCCCCCTCCACAGATTCATTAATATGCGATGTTTCGGCTTTCGTTGAGGTCCTCAATTTTACCGCTTGTAAAACGCTCTTTAATGTACAGCTCTGCAATTTCGATTGCAGTAGCAGTGTACACACCGGATACGTCAGACCGCTTGAAAATGCTGCCACCCTCGCGACGCCAGCCAAGCTGCTTCTGAACTGCTCGATAAATCTTTGAGAAGTCACAGAAGAACATCTTGTTGTGCAAGCAATCGGTGTCAACGATGATATCAATTCGCCCAAGGGCTGACTGAAACGCTGCAACCGAAAGACCACCTACGTTGGTGTCGGGTGTAAGCCGAAGCTCACCTTCGTACAGCTCTTCAACGTTAATCGCCTGCCAAGAGTCACAAAGAACGGAAAGCCCATCAGCAGGTCGCTCTGAACCAGACCGGGTCTGAATTCCAGCAAGCATTGAGCGGAACAAAGACGGAGTAAGATCTCTCTTTGTGCCGCTGTTGCTTAGGACCGTAGAGGTGTAACGAGGGAAGTTAGCCATCGTTACGCCCTGAAAAGTTCCGCTCAAAGAGTCATCAATAAGCTTGTCTAGCCCGGTGATTGCTCGGTTCTTGGTGCCGTTCCAAACAAGAACATCACTGCTGGCTGTAGTGGCGGGTAATCCGCCAGCGTTGCTCAGATTAATCAGAGAATCGCCGCTTGTATGAAGAGCGCTCTCAACATTGCTAATCTGAATGTCGCCGTCTTTGGTGCTAAGGTCAGCGGGGAATACGTTGTAAGTACCGCCGTCCCAGATCAAGCGAGCATCATCAACCCGAACGTCAGACGTAGTGCCACTTGACTGACCATCAGTCAAAGTTGCCACGGTGCCTGAACCGTCACGGAAGAAGAAGCCGTTTTCAAATTTAAGAATGTTGTTCATAAGGCCTTTGACCTCAGAGGTAACAACATCTCGCGCTACGTTTGGTGACTTTGCCGCAGTAGCCATAGCACCGTCAGTAATCTGAACAGAGCCAACGGTGAACTTACGGTAAGCCTTGTACGGAGTGTAGTCTTGCTTATCCGCTACAGGAAAAGCTCCACCGTCCTCAACATAACCAATAGCAGTGCTACGTGCGGTGTGGATACGACCCTCGATGTGAGAACCAGTCCACTTGTCCTGCTGGCGAACCAGCGATCGTGCTTTTGATGTGTGATTTAAAGTCTCAACAACACCGTCTAGAAAACGGGTGAAGGTGAGGCCTACGTTGTCAATATTTACGCCCGCCATAACCGAACTCCTTATGAGACTGGTGGCTCGTTTGCCGCAATCCAGTCTACGTGAGAATCAAAACCTGCCTTGCGCAACTGAGACAGAGTGGGCATTCCCATCCCCTCTCGTGCCTGCCTGCGCCCCGCAGGTGCTGGCCTTGGAACTGCTCGACTCTTACGCACCCTTTTACCCTCACCATTTGACCGAGTCTTAAGACGAGCCAAGTGGTAATTGTCCATGTACGCCTTGAGCTTTCCAGCAGCTTCCTTTGGCTCAATTCCAAATGCACCTGCATATGCTAAAATCATCTCGTCAGCTTCCGCTGCCAGACGACTTGCGTCTTCCTCAGCAAAACCATTTAGAAGAGTCTGGCTTCTGGCCTGCTCGGTCTGCTGGGTGTAATACGCGTAGCGTGCATTACGGTCAGCTTCCTGACGAGCCTTCTCCCTGGCCTGCTTCTCTTTGTTCAACTCTTGCTGCAAAGCGGTAACCTGTTGGCTAACTGCTTGGCTGCTTTGCGCTCCCGCCTCTCTGAGGATGTCACGCTTGAGCTGCTCCATAGGAGTCAGGCTGTCATACTCTTCTTTCTGCCTCTGCTGCTGAAGCGCCTGCAACTGTTGTTGTTGCAGTTGTAACTGCTGAGACAGCGCATCCTGATTACCCCTTTGACTGGCCTGCTGCTGCATCTGATACTGCATCTGGGCCAGCTGCTGCTGGTAATACTGCTGCGTTTGTCCAAGCTGTTCCTCCAGCTCTTTCGTGCGGCTTGATAGGGTCTGAATTCTCTTTTGCGCCCTAGGCGTTGGCTCGTCTGGTTCTTCAGACTCACCCTCAAGAGACAGACTATCAATCCCACGATCTACATATTCGGGCTCCTCTGGCTCCGCGTCTTCTGAGTAGCCCGACTCTTGGCCAAGCTCATCACTCAAGCCCTGAAAGCCTGAGTAATCTTCCAGCGCAGAATCATCTACCGCACCTTCAAGTGGCAACCCTTCGTTATCTGAAGCATCACCAACGTCACCCATCGACACATCTGCCATTTCAATCCCTCCAGCGAATTACGTCCGCAAAACGATTACAGGTGCATTCTCCGGTTACAGCGATTACGTCGCGACTCGATACCTTCGACTGCAATGCAATTAAACAACTGGAGACAGGTTGTGTCAACAAACGTTTCACGTTGAGCAATCATGTAAACAAATGGATACACGCTCGTGAGACAAATACCCTGAGGATATACGTCCCCCTGTTGAGCTGCGAATTCTGCGAATCCTGCGGTTTTTGCGATTCTGGTCCTAGAAAGTAGAACCAAAGTTGTTTTTATAGAGGAGTTAACCCTCTCGGTTCTGCTGAACCCTGGCTACGCCCTCGGCTGCCCGGTCGGCTTGACCAACCTGAGCCCCGGCGTCACTTGAAATGTCTCCACCTGGAGCCATGTCAGTCCCAAGTCTGCCTGGGTTGTTTGGCGTTCCGCCCATGTTTGTCTGGTCCGGTCCGCCGGGCATTCCACTAACCGGAGCTGGGGGTTGGCCCTGCATCGCCCAGCCAACGTAGAACATCCACACCTGCCGACACTGGTCTCGCACGGCTGGGTCCGCCCGTCTGCCAGGACCGCGAAGCCACCCGAGAAGCTCCTCCGCAAAAATCATGGGGTCATCTTCTACTGATGGGACAAATGGCTGACCTTGCTCGATAAGGTATGGAATCTTTGCAGCCACAGCCCGCTCGCTCGCCTCGTCATCGTAACCTGCGTGGGGAACTTTAACCTTGGCGTGACGCATAAACGCCTTGATGTCGGGAGCGCCTGTTTGTTGATCCATAAACACACCAGCATTCATAAGGTCCAAAGCCTGCGTTAGACGAACAGCCGGGTTTCGACTCAGCCCGTCCTCCTGCTCAATCTGAATATCGTAGCCTGGCTCAAGCCTAATCTCATCGAACGAGTAGGTCTGCATCCCATCTGCGCCTGCCGTCAGAAACTTGCGCTCTGGATGGTAGTACATCTGGACCAGCATCAAGATACATCGGTGCATCTCACGCCATTCGCTGTTGTTGCGCATGAGAATTGGACCTACTTGTTGGTCTGATTCGGCCTCAATAATAGCCATCGCTCGACCATTAGGGTCGGACATTGAGATGCCTGCCTCCTGGTCAGTAACCGCAGCCTGCATTCGAATGTCAGCTGCAAGCTGTGCATTCCGTCTAAATATATCTGCGGGCACTGGTGGCGGACTCTCAAAGTAGTTGCGACCCGCAGCCGCGTTGTAACTCACGACCTGAGCGGATGTGGCCGACAACTCATCAGTTGTAATGCGAGAGCCAATGGCTTTGAAGAACTTCGGGCGAAGAAGAAGCTCAACGTGCTCGCGTATCTGCGTTTCAATCTGATTGATTTCTCGCTGTCGATGCCAAGCTTGCGCCGCAAATGGCTCCCGCCAGAACTCCCCGTCGTTCTTGTCGAACCCAAAGTGGTAAAACGGAAACCGCCGAAACGCGCCGTACGGTGACTCCATGACCTTCACCACGTACTCGTTAACCATGTAGATTACTCTGCCCTTGCGATGCATGGGCGTTGGCGCTTCATGGTACTCGTAGACGTAGCAGTGATCGTCTAGCTCTTCGATTGTCCCGTAGCTATCAACCTGGTTGTATCTAAGCTGAGCTGTCCTATCGACCATAACGCCGTAGTCGCTGGAGATAATGTTTCCAAACTCAGGGAACCTTTGACGCGCTGTGGCAACAGGGACAACCTCTCGAAAGCAGATCATCTGAGCCTGCTCTAAAGACTCTGCTCCTGGTTCAATGAAAATATCCCTAGGGTCTCGCACGTAAACCTTTACGTCCCCCTCATTTGCCTCAACAAGTGTCGGCACCTCTTGCTGAAGGGGCAAGGGCCCAAGCTGTTCGACGTCGGGTGGGGAGTCTGGCGCCTCCGGCAGCATGCCTGTCTGGGCAAGCTCTTGCTGGGCCCCTGCAATCTCAGCTTGCATCTTCTGCTGATACAGCATCATCTCCTGCTGCTTCTGCATTGCACACTGAGGGCACTCTTCGCCAAGCAAGTCGTCACCGTAGTCGTAGAAGTCACACACCTCACAGAACGAGATGTCTGCTCCGGCGGAGCTATCCCAGCAAACCTGCATAAATGCGTTGCCAGCCCACGGTAACTTGTTGTTTACGTCCAGGTATTTGACGTCCAGGTCTTCCTTTCTCCTAACATACTGAAGAAAGGCGCTAGCTGCGCGTGCCGCATGCTGCTCCTCAACATCCGTTGTCGCAGGAAGCACGGTACAAGTAGGCACACTCCGCGTTAGTTTACCGACCAGGGACCTTGCCGTTGGGCGCAACACGTTGTTTACACTGCGCAATCTTTTTGAGTCTTCCGCAGTTAGCCTTACAACTTCCCCCGTGTCTTTGTGCCTGACGACAAGCTGGTCGCCCTTTAGATACAGGCGGTATAATTCCCAGTCTCGGTCGTATGCGGTCCTTGCCTCGTATGCTTTTGCAAACCACTCTTTCAGGTTTGCTCCTAGCTTTTTTAGCTCTTCAGGCTCGCTGTATTGGTCTGGTGGCGTGTATCCATCAGCAATCCCGGCAAAGTCCTGGCTTTCACCGTTCTGAGGCATCAGTATTCTCCGCTATCGTTTGTTTTCATGTTCTTTTTGGAGAACGTCTCTGAGCCCCTCGACTTGGCAGCGGCTCTCTGCATAAGCATCTTGTGAATCATCTTCTGGTACGACATCATGTCGCCACCATCAGGCGCCATCTGTGGGGCCTCCTCCTCAAACACCTGCCCCGATGGCATAAACTGAGGGTCGTTTGGAAACATGTCCCCATCAACAACAGGGTTTCCGACAGACTCATACATGTCCTCTGGCTCTAGCGGCCCATAGTCGTCCATTGAGTCATAGCCGGTCATCTGTCCTATTGAATTCTTGGGCATGTCTAACTCCTGCTAAATTTAGGGACGGTACGGAACGCCAGCGATAGGCCGCTCTGGGAACAGGTTCCCAGGGCTCGTCATGTTGTACCGATATCTAACCCCTGGTGGCTTTGGATTAAGCATTTTGTCTGCTTCTGACCGTGGGTCATAGGCTAGCTCATACTGCCTTCTTAGCTCAGTCACGTAATCACTTATGTCTAGCGGCGGAAGCTGGAGAACTGGCCGTTGCCCTGGAAAGGTCTCCGGGGCTAAGGACTCTGCCGTAGCGGGGGCTGGTCCTGCAAGCTCTGTTGGTGGCCCCATTGGCAAAGAGCCTGGGTTTTCGGTGATATACTTCATCACTTTTGTCCAGTTGTTGAGCTTGTTGCCCTCTTTCGCAGACGCGGGCAAGCTGTTGTACCAGCTGTTATAGTCCCCCATGTCGTTGAAGAGAGCCATTACCTGGTTCTGCATTCGGCTTGCTGGCTTACCTCTTTTCGCTGTGCCGCCAGGCTGTGCCGGTTGGTCTACCTGAGCACTCATGTCCATCCCAGCACCAGGTCCCATTCGAGGAAATGCGGGAGCGCCTGTATCAACTCCAAGGTAGTCAGGCTGGAACATGCCCTCAATCATCCTGTTGAGACGGGCTCTCTGGTAATCAACGCCCCCAAAAGACTCACCCATTGAGTCCACTGAAGGTGTAGGCAAAGGTGCGGCGGTTGGTCCGCTCATCATTGCATCCTGTGGCACATATGCCTCTGCCATCGGGTCACCCGCTGGTCCCCCGACGGAACTCATCATCGCGCCTTGAGGAATAGATGGCCCCGCCATGGTGCCGGCCATAAGCTCCTGGTTCAAGTCCACCGGACCTGGGCCAGACGGTGCACCCATCATCGCCGACAACCCAGATCGAAGCTGCTGGTCCTGCCTTCCGGGAATAGCCTCCAGCGGCAGCTGCCCAAGGGCGGCTGGGCCTTGTTCATACTTTTGAGGGTTGGCCATCATGTCAGCGATGCGCATTCTTTCGCCCTCGCCGTACTGCATGGGGAAGGAGTCATCAGGGCTTCCGGATGCCGCTAACGTTTGGTCCAGGTCTCGCCCCAGGTCTACCATCGGCGGCACGGGTGGTCGGTCAAAGTCAAACTCAAAAGTCCCCGGTGGCGGACCCCCAAACTGCAACACCTCAGGGCCCGGAGGCGGCTCTTCGTATCTCTGTGGGTTTGCCACCATGTCCGCAATCCGCATGCGCTCACCCTCGCGGTATTGCATGGGGAAGGAGTCGTCTGGGCTCCCGGAACCAGCAAGGGTGTTTGCAAGGTCCTGACCTAGGTCTACTCTCTGAGGGACTGGATCTCTAAAGCCCCGAATCTCCATGCCTCCAAAAGCAGGCGCCTGGCCCCCAATAGTTGGCTGCCCTAAAGAGACAGCGGGCTGCTCGTATTTCCCAGGATTAGCCATCATGTCGGCAATCCTCATCCGCTCAGCTTCTCCGTACTGCATGGGAAAAGAATCATCAGGGCTTCCAGACAATGCAAGCGTTTCAAGCAGTTCTCGCCGCAAGTCTACCGGGGGCCTAGCCATGGGGCCCATGGTGATTGGGCCGGTCTGAACCGATGGCTCACCAGGCCTCGGAAGTCTTCCAAAAAGAATGTCCCCGATATCCACTCTTGCCATCTTGCTCTCCTAAACTAGCTCGTAGTCACGTAAGTCTATCGTGCGCCCGTCATCCGTGTGGACATATTTAGGCTCATCCGCCTGCTCTGCCTCATGACTCAGTGCGTCTTTCAGCATCTCTACCCGAACATCCGCCTCTTTTTCCATCGTCTTTGCATGCACGGCCTGCTCAACATTCTGAGCCTTGAGGTGAATCATCGCATTGTTGATTACACCGGCATACTCCTTGTGAACTTCCTTCAGTAGGTTCTGAGTTCTGAACATAAAGAAAGCACTTAGAGCGCACATGGCCAAACCAATCCCCACCAATCCTGCTACCGCTGCCTCCATGCTGCCCTCACTGAAAGTCAAACGGGTCAACTGAATCGCTGTCCCTGATGTCCCGGTGGATTTTCTCCCACTCTGCATCGTACTTGCCTTTAATATCCAGCAAGCCCTCTGGCTCAGAAGCTGTAAACTCAAGCACAGCCGATGATAACGCCACACTCGCTCCGATGACAAGACTCATCACCCGGTCGTCATGAGCCCCGCTCACTCCTCGGTAGCGCGTGGTCAGACCAGACTTCGTGCGCTCCTGCTCAAACGCCACCATCTCGCTGATGGTCGCCTCGCACCAGATATCAATTGCTCGGTCGCTTACGAATTGCTGCAATGCGGCAACCATAAACGGCTTGGTTCGAATGTTTGTCTCCACGCCGTAGCGGCTATCCATCGTGTGTCCAGCCTGGGCGTGATTGCTCTCGTCTCTGAAGAGGTTCCAGTAACAGTAGTCCTGGCGCATCTTCAGCATTACCGCCTCACCGTATCCGCCCGTAAGTTCGATGACGGTAAGTGCGGAATTGTACCACACTGCCAGCTTGAAGACTTCCTCCGCATACAGCAGCGGGTTAATCCAGCCGTGCCACTGTGCAACGAGAGAGAGCCTTGGGGATATCTCACTTCCGCATACCTTGAGCACAGAGGCACAACTGGCATCCCGCCCGGCCAGGCCTTTAGCGGTATCGACTGAAACGATGTACTTGCCACCGGCAACAGGCTCTTCCCAGATGCGAAGCGGGCCGTCGTCCTGCTCGTGGAAACCAAAGCGCGTGGTGTCCACGATGTTAACAGCCAGTGTGTCTTCCTCAACCCTCAAAACTCCACGTCCGGGGGAAGTGGACGATCGCCGAAGCTCGGCAAGAGCCTTCCGGTTAAAGACTGGGTTTTTGGCTAGTGGGGCAGGCCGCCCGTAGACACGACTCTCAACCTCGAACTCATCCATGATGCCCATCGACATCTTGATTCGTTCGTGCGGAACGAGGCCCGCTTCAAACTGGTCAATCTCATGCAAAGAGACGAAGGGGGCGCTGCTTGGATCTTCGGGGGAGATCCTGTTCCTTGGCGGCCCCTCAAGGTGAATCTTTGTCAGACGCTGATGCTCCCAAGCCTCGTGACCATGGAGAGGAGTGCCGGTTACGAGCAGACAAGAAGAACGACCAGCAGTTTGGATACGCTGAACAGACTCGTTAAAGAACTCTTCGTCGATATGTTCATCGAAGTGGCCGAGGACATACGAGCCCCCCTGCAACACTTCCCATCCCTCGGTATCCGAGAAAAGCCGGATAGTGCTCTTTGGGTGCGGGCATGTAGCAGCTTTCCCCGCATTCGCACACTTGGGACACGCGATTTGAATTTCATGACGCCGCTCGTCATAGCGGTGCAACCATTTCCCTCCAGCTGGGAACATAGGGCTCAGCGGGTTCCCTTGCTCCCCGGTGAGAAATTTCTTCTCGAAAACAGCTGGGCAGTACTTGGAAAAGTTGACCCCGATGATGAATGTAGAATGAGGGCCGGTGGGAAACTCCCGCCACTTGTGCTGTTCTGTAGTCACAAAGTAGTGCTCTGCATACCCCGATTGAGTCTTAGATGTCCGGTTCCCAGCTCTGAAGTAGCGAACGAACGCGTTCGATGAGTGAAACTCCAGCGCTGCCCTGTTGGCTGGCCGGTACAAGATCATGGGGTCAGCAGCCACGATACGGTCGAAATTGTCGTACAAGCCACGAAAGCGCTTGGCCCAGTCCATGAGCCAGGGTGTGTCGTCTTTCTTTCTCTGGGGCCAATCTCGGACGCACTGGGATACAAGCTCTGCGTACTGGAAGAAGTTCTCGACGGTGAGCTGACCGGGCTCTACGTCAGCCATCTTCAGAATCTGGTCTGCGCGGGCCAGTACCTCTCGGTCATCCATGTCATGCGCCGAAGGCGAATATCTCGGCCTCGGATGCTCCGGACTGGGCTATCAGGTAAATCTCTCGCGGGACGTCTGCCCCGACCTGTCGGTCAGCAAACTCGCCAGGAAGAACCAGCCATCGACCAGGCTTGAGCAGGTGCTTGTTGTATCCCATTCGCAGGAACGTAGCGGTTGTGTCATTCGAGCTATCAGTTGGGGCCGTCGAGAAAGTCAGCTGGTTGTCGCTGTTCTTGGTGGCAATTAGGAAGCTGGTTCGGTTGTTGCTGTTCGATGCATTGTTCGAGTGAATGACTTCACCAGCCTCGCAGTTGGCGAAGCTATCACCGCTTGCTGCGTCGGTAAGTGTCTTTGCTGATGCAGCGAAGGTGACACCAGAGCCGCCGGGGTTCGCGATGGTTTCGAGTAAGGTGTACCAGATCACCATGATGTCGTTGGTTGTCCCACGATTCCGGATAGCCACCCCTGTCGTTGAGGGCATCTCTAAGCCGTAGAGATTGGAGAAGTCCACGCCCATGCCGGGGGTGGTGGGTACGGAGACTATGTGGTGGTAGTGCTCGGTGGGCGTTTCCGTCTGAGCACCACTGAGCGTCTTGGCGTATGGGTTCGAGTAATCAGAGTTTTCCGAGATAAGCCCTTGGACAACAATCTTTCCATACGCCATCAGTCTCTCTCCTCGTTCTGCCGCTGCAACTCCTTGAGGAATGCAAGCACGGGATCATAGATTTTCTTCGCCAGCGCCACTTCACTTGGCTCGCTGTCGCTTTCCTTTTCCGAACTCCAGGATGTTTTCAAGTGTCTCCCCCTCCACCTTCGGCACCATATCATCAGCACGCTGCTTGTTCGACAACAAACCGCAGATGCGGGCCTCAAGCTCTACATACCTGAGTAACTCCTTTACCGGCTCGATGGAACCAACCCGCACCCCCTCCAGATACGCCTTCACACCCTCCGCCCGGTCAGCATCAGACCGATTGGGCATCGCCCGCACATCCACCACCCGCCAACCACGCTGCTCACGCAGCCACTGGACCACCACATCCGGAAGAACCTCAGCAATATACAGCGACTTAGGGCGCTCGTCCTCCGGCGCCACGGGCCAACTGCGCCATTTGTCCAGTCCATCGCTCATCTCAACCCCTAAAGGACCCAGTCACGCGTGACATCTGCGTTATTCACGCGTGACTAGGCCAAAAAACCGGCAAAACACAGAACTCTGTCAAGCATAATCGACTATACACCCCTGAGCAATAACAGGGACTTAGAAAAAAGATTTGACTCGGGTACAAAATACCCCGTACTCTTCGCGTATCCCCCCTCAGAGTACAAAGCGGCCCCAGATGGTACCAAGGGTCACCCCTCTAAGATAAACACGTCAGGCTCTGCTCTGCTACGCTCCACGGTGTCTAACAGGGTGTACCTAGTTTCAAACGATTTCGTGTGCAAAGGGGTGTTGTTTGCCTAGATGGTACCGTGTACGCCCTGCACCCACAGGTACCTTACACCGCGCGCGCCCGCGTGCGCTCGCGTACACGCGCGCGTGTTAGTATCCCGCGCGTACACGCGTGCGGTATGTAGTACACTGGGGGGGGGAGTTCCGGCAATCGTGGAAAGCGCGGCTTTGGAATTCCCCAACGATTCCCCCGGTTTACCATCGGCACCACCCGTACCCCCGAAACAAGCTCAGCGTACACGCGCACTTGCGCGCACGTCGCACGCACGCCCGCGCGCACACACGCGTCACGCACGCACACGCACCGCGCGTCCGTGCGCATGCCCGCGTCACGCGCCCGCACACGCGTTGCCAACCCCGTGCCATGTGACCAGCCGGTCAGAAACACAAGCCGTGCCAACTGGTGCGAATTGCATTACGCACTTTGGGCATAGTGCGCACTGGTTTACGCACTTTTCTGGGTATTCTGTTTCGCACTGAACATATTCCCAGTGCAATTTCATTGGGTTTTTTCGCTGGTCAGTTTTGGCATCGGCCCTGCATAGTCTCCAGTGTACCGCGACTCCGGGAATGACCGGATGATGCCTAACTACTCACCCAACTCCCCTGCGGGGGGTTTAACGGGCTGGTTGTCTCAGGGAACGTGATTTCGCGTACTGGGGCACAGAGGATACGGCAAGGGGGCCCTATAAGTCCCCCCGCGTACATAGGTACGACGGAAACGCGATTTTTCAACGTACTGGTTCTAGCTATATGGCCCCCTTGTTCGGGGTCCCCGCGTCCACATGCGCTTGGCCCCTGTTGGGTCTATGGTGGACGATTCACGGGTTCACGTGTGGACGGATTTGGTTTTCCCGTCCTTGATAGCTAGAACCCATGCGTGCGTCTCTTTGCGCACCGTGTCAAGCTCGAAGGTTGACCTCTTGTGGCATGAATACCCACACGGGCGATGAAAACGAGACAGAAGGTATGTTAGAAGCTAACCGGGGGATATCTCCTCCTGACACGGCTGCGGTGACACTTAGGGACAGCGCATGCAATCCAACCCAGGCCCCTGGGTTGGCTCATAGATTGTGTGACAGAACAGGAACGCGACATGGGCTATATGCACAAGCGACCTGTGTCTTCATGGCACGGTCATACCGCACAGGCCAGGCTTCTTCGGAAGTCTAAGCTAGTCCCTATCTCACTCTTACACCGCCGCAGTCGGGTGACCAAGGTCTACCCGACTACTGTACAACTCAAGAATGGCGAAGTCTGGAAAGTCACAAAACAGACCAACGCCGAAGGTCATCCTTTGATGAAGAAAGTCACCAAGTAACATATACCGTCGCACAATCTGTGAGCTGCCCCAGGGGTTATACTGGGCTGGCTTGACGATTCCCATATATCCCGCGCTGCCTAGGATGCCATAGCGGCACAAACACTTATGCATTGCGTGAACGGGTCCCTGTGGGGTCGTCTCTAAGCCTGCCTAGTACTGGGTTGGCTACTCAGTATGGTGGGCATAGCCAGTCTTTTAGGCTAAACACAGTCAGCCCGCCATACTGAGCAGCCAATCCAGGCTGGGAAGGAAACGTGACAAGCATGAGCATCCAACTCATTACACCAGAAAAGCAGTGCAATAAATTCCCTGAACTCAACCGGGAGTTAATCACTATGCCGATCGCTCAGAGTGTGGACATTCTGGCCCGGCAAAGCGAGGACCCGCGAATCAGGGAAAAGTTCTTAGAGTCTGAAGTGGTCGAGAGCGACGACTTCAGCATGGTGATGTGGGCCGACACCAAAGAGGTGATCGGCGTCAACAGTGCCAAGTACAGGCTTGTCCATCATGCCGACGTTGCCAACATGGCAGTGGAGACAGTGGAGAAGCTAACGGGATACACTCCAGACTGGTCTTACCATAAGATTGGCAGCAAGGGTGAAGGCCTGGATAGCATCGCTATCCACATGGACTGCCCTGGCTTCAAACCCATCCGGGTAAACAATAGTCAGTGGCTCGATGGAGACACCAACTACAAGCCGGAGGTGGGAGACCTGACAAATCTGAAGTTCTTTCTGCGGAATGGGCTAACTGGTGGCTCTTTGATTGAAGCGTGTGCTCGATTGATGCGCCTATGGTGTGCCAATGGAGCCCAGACGCCACATGAGATCGGCCACTACAAGCACAAGCATACCGCCGGGCTGGACATTGACCGACTGGCGCAAAGCTTTGACCAGATGACTCATAACTCTCGGAAGCTTCCGGCGGTGTTCAACCACTGGAACGCTACGAAGTTAGACGCATCTGAGATCGAGAAGCTTGCTAATAGTCTAGAGGAGGCAAAGGTGAGCAAGTATCACCTTAAAGGCTTCCGTGACGCAGTCTCACGCGGTGGTTATATGACCAAGTGGGCGGCGTTCAACAAGATCACCAATCGGGCAACTCACCACGCACCAAGCATCAAGAACCAGATTGCTTTCGATAAGATTATCTCGAAAGTGTTCTGGAGCGACGATGAGACCAAAGAACTGCTGAACAACAACCTTGTTCTAGCGGCATAATGTGAGCGGCCCCCGCAGGGGGGCCGCAGCACGTTTCCAACCAGCCAAAACAAATCGCATAGTGAACCGTAGGCCCATAACGGGCTGAGTGACGTGGGTGAATTCTGCCATCGCAATACAGGTGGCCACTGTGCCTGCTGCAACGGGCCAAGTTAGCCGCGACGTTGACGGATTGCAGTCCGAAGGCGGGGAGCCCAGGTGAAACAGGCTGAAGCCTGGGGTCCTGCTGTGCATAATCGAAGACTTACCTCCTGGCAGCTTAACTGCTGCACGAGGTAATTGGGCAAAGCCCACAGGGATATCTGGTCAGCATATCCCCGCTGAATGGCGATCCGGGGCCTAGGACCCGAGCTGGCCACAATCGACTCTCAAAACAGGAGGAGCCAGTTATGACTGATGAAGATGTGCATGTGCTTAACCTGCTACGCCACCGCGTTATGCAGTGCTCAAAAGGCATAAAAGAATTCGAAGGCTTGGACGGAGGACCATACGACAGTCACATAGCAATCACTCTTAGTCAAAGGGAGTTTCTTGTGGAGAAAAGAAGCAGAGCACTGTACGCGATGCTTCTGATGAATACATGCGACGGGGTCGATGGGGCTATACGGCATTTGCGTGAAAAGATAAGCGCCGACGCTGACGACATGCACTTAAAGCATACGCTTGACGATCTACTGCGCTCCAAGCAGGCAGTGTTTATACACAAGGCATTCCAAGCAAAGGAGCCCGGTGATGACTGAAGACCATGGATGGGACATCGACCCAGACGACGACGACTTCGTCGCACAGTGCGACTGCAAGCCAGTGTGCAGTACCTATTTGTGTACTGGATGCAAAGAGCGCAAGCCCTTCTGTAATGGCGGGGCTGATGACTATCCCGACCTATGCGATGAGTGTTGGAAGGATGAGCAGTCGATGAGGTGTGGATGCTCCGACTGGGGGTGCCCTTGTGACGGTCCCAAAACGGGATACATGGGAGGATGATATGGGTCCACTGTACATAAAGGCCAAACACAAGGACGCAAAGCGATACAGCAGAATGGGCAGAGGGATTGGGGGATTCGACATGATCGTGACGAATGTCATCTTCTGTGTTTTCTATCCAGAGGAGGATATCGAAAGGGTAAGGGAGCTGATTGAGGAGTTTCGCTCCTTAAACCCTGACTACCGATTTAAACTAGCAAGGAGAAAGTAGGAAAGGAAAAACCGGATGGAAACGCGACAAGCCATCAACAAGAACGGGGTCATCCTATACAGGGGGCCCAGCCTTATCGATGGCAAGCCCATCGTCGTCATTGCGACAGGCCTCAAGCGTAAGAGCAAGAACGCCAAGACCAATGACATGATTCAAACATGGATCCTTCGTGACGACGTTCACCCGAAGGATGCCATATACAATGGCGAGGATGCATCTATATGCGGCGACTGCCCGCATAGAGTAAGAGAGCATGCTGAGCCCAACTATCTGACCAAGCTGATACGCACCTGCTACGTCAACATGAGGACACCCATCACAATATGGAATTGCCTCAAGCGTGGCGGCTACGAGGAGGCAACGGTCGAGCATGTGCGTGCCATACGCAAGAGGCATGTCAGGCTGGGGTCATACGGCGACCCGGCTGCCGTACCCTTTGGGGTGTGGAAGCTGATCAAGCCAGCCAAGGACCGACACAGAACAGGCTACACCCACCAGTGGGACTGGCCTGGCGTCGATGCCAGACTGAAGCAGTTGTGCATGGCTTCGGCTGACAGCGAGCAAGAGCGAGAGCGGGCACAGGCACAGGGCTGGCGTACCTTCGAGGTTCGTCCGCTGGGTGCCGATGCCCCTGAGCGTGGGTTTCAGTGTCCGAGTGATCCGGCACTAGACACACACAAGAGCTGCGAGGACTGTGGCGCATGCCATGGTGCCCCGCGTGGAGTCAAAGCGAGTCCATGGATTTATGCCCATGGACCAAGCAAAAAAAGAGTAGGGCTTAACATCCTACAATGAGGAGACGCGACATGGATTTGAGCGATGTAATTGATGAGATGGAGGAAGCTAGCAGCAGAGCGGATGAGGCCAAGGACCTCGCCGAGAGCGCCGTAGACCAGCTTAAGGACAAGCTGGAAGAGATCAACCAGCTCAACAATGACTGGCGAGAGTACCTCGACGAGCACGTACACGAAGGAGACATTGCCGAGTACGTCATCAACAATTGCGGGAACGCGGCGCTCAATGCCATTGGCGGGCAGTCGCTAATCTACAAGCAGAAGAAGCTGGAGTCCGAGCAGGTACAGGCAGTGTACTGGGAAGAAGTGGAGGCCAACCGACTGGCGCGGGCTCTGATGGAGGCTGCGTTCTTGGCGGAGGCTAAGAGCCAGACCAAGTGGGTCAAGCCCTTGCTGGACAAGTTTGAGCAGGACAAGGTCAACGCCCACTTCGCTGAGTCACTGAAGACCGACCTGGCCGAAGGGCTCAGGCGTGCCGATGAGGCTGATGCCAGGTTCGCAAGACAACAAAAGATCGACGAGCTGTGGCTGCGAATGAAGCAGGTGCAGTCTGAGATTGAAGGGCTGAGAGGAGACGCGAATGAGTGATGTTGAAGGGTTTAAGCGGTGGTTGGAGGATGACCCTCGCACGATGTATGATTTCAACTGGGACGACTGGGCAGGGTGCGCGACGTACGTTACCACCGACACCAGCTACAAGTCTGGCCCCAGTAACGACCTTACCTTGATCTGTGTTGAGGCCAAGGTGCGGCGCCCCCTCCTCCCCTCCATTGTCGAGGGTGAGCTTGACTGGGGCACCTCGGACGTAGATGTTCGGGGGGCGCCTTGGTGGTGGTATCCGAACATGCGCTACGGGCGGGTGTCCGCCAAGTACATGATCGGTGACAAAATCTGGGGATACGAGCAGCGCGACCATGACGCGTGTCTCTACCTTGGCTCGCACGAGATTCACCTTGAGCCCGGTGACATTATCCGGTGCCTCGATGGGCCAGGCATCAATGCCATCGACACGGAGTTTTACGGCAAGGACGCTGCTCGTGAGCTTGCCCGAATCGACAAGGCCTATGGCGATTTGCCTGTGGTTGATAGCTGGAATGGATAACAAAGAGGAGACGCGTGATGGATAACCCAATCGTAAAGACCCACCTTGCTGCGACGTATGAGACGCAGGAGCAGTTGCATAAAGCAATAGAGGGCTTCAGCACGAACGGTGAGAAGGCAGCAGCCACTCTCTTGTTCATGCTAACATGGAACTTTTGCGCCAGGCAGTTTGATCTGGCTATCGAGGAGGCTGAGGATGGCGAACCAGAAACCTAAGGGCGTAGACGTTGACTTTGTCTTTGCTGAGATGAATGCGCTCACTGAGCTGTGCCAGCAGAGTGGCATGTGCCCTGCTGAGTTCTTTACACACGTTTTGAACTACACGTTCAGCGCCCTCGGTGCTGCTTGCCCAAGCCCCACCGACCTCATGCAGGTTGTGGGCGAGGCGATGTCGTACGGTGGGCAAACTGCAAGCAGGATGCTGGAGCAAATGGATGAGCACTAGCGCAGTGGCCTACGTTTTTTGGGCAGCCTACACATTGTTTGTCGCATTCTGCGTCAGATGGCTTGTTGTCTACATCGCAGATCTGCGGAGAGATCGCGCAGACAAGCTACGCGTAAAGATAAACGACGAGCAGTGGCGCAAGCTCAAGGAGGAGTTGCATGAGCAAGCACGCTTTACCGACCGACGCTAACCCTCTCGCCAAAGCAATTGGCAAGAAGCTAACGTTTGTCGTCAAGCAACGCCAAGTGGAGTGGGCTGATGCTGCGCGCCAGTGCGGCATCGGACCCAACCGCTTTCACTACATCCTTCAAGGTGCGCAGGTTCCGGACGAGCGAGAGGCGCAGCGCATTGCTGGCTGGTTGTTCGAAGCCAAGGACTACACCAAGGACCCGCTACCCAAGACGCCTGCCAAGGTGCGCAAGGGTCGTGGGTTCAAGGCGGTCAAGGTAGACATACCAGGCAAGCTTCACGATCGCATGCTGAGGTCAGCGAGCAGGCTTGGCTTGAGTCACAGCGGCATTGTGCAGCTTGCCCTGGAGAGACTGCTCGACAACGAGCCTATCATGTACGCTTTCGAGCTTGCCGGTGAGCGACTCAACCGAGCCCGCGTTAATGATTACCTAGAGGCTGCGCCAACAATAAAGATTATCCTAGAGGGTGACGTGGAGCTGGCTGTCCAGATGGGCGCAAAGCTCACGCCACCAAAGCAGAAACCCAAGCCCATGCAAACACACCAGGTGCTTGACGTGAGCATCGGGGAGGACGACTGGGAGGTAATCGAGTGAGCGACGTAGCTATTCAAAACTGTGAGTTCCGCCTGCCCGGTGACGACAAGTGGATGCTCGCTCGCACTCGCTGGCCGATGACAACGGAGGAGCAAGACCGCAGGCTTCGCACCAAGTGGGGCCCGGACATAGAGATTCGTCGCAAGCCTAGAAAGTCGGCCCCTCATCTAGCCAGCTAGATGGGGGAATTCCAAACTCTCTTTCAATCATCACCGCTTGGAACAGGGTAGGCGGCCTCCTGCCTGTCGTAAGGTGTTGCAGCTGTCCGGCTGACATCTGCATCGAAGAGGCGACCTTTTTCTTCGTCCAGCCTTCTCGCAATCTTTCATCAACACACTCTTGCAATTCTCGTACAGGATCCATAAAAACTGTCATACCAATGCTGCACAATCTGTGCAACATAAGGAAACGCGATGAACATAGTAACTGCATCAAGCCTAAACACTTACTCGAAGTGTCCTCGCCGGTACCAGTACAGGTACATGGAGGAGTTCGAGTCCACCCTACCGCAAGAGGCCTTGCTTGTCGGCACAGCTGTGCATATTGGCATCGAGCGCTTCTGGCTCGGCGACACGGCGACTGACATGTTCCTGGCTGTTGACGAGTATTACAGAGAGAGCCCCACGTTCTGGTCTAGCAAGCGGGGCGAGGTCGAGCAGGCCAAGGTCGCAGCATACCTCTACGGGTACATCAAGGAGCGATCTCCAATGGTAGGCGAATACGAGGTGCTGGGCGTTGAGGAGGAGTGGCGCGAAACGCTACACGTGCAGCAGATGGACTTGCACTCGCAGCGTGCCGGCAAGTTTGACCTGGTTATCCGACGCAAGGCAGACGGTGAGGTTTTCGTTGTTGACCATAAGACTAGCGGATCTCGTGACATTGAGGACCCAGCGTCGCTGTTCTGGTCAAAGCTTGTGTTTGACACACAGGTCGTCATGTACCTGGACGCAGCGCAGCGCAAGTACAACTTGAGCAGGCGCCCGCGATTTGTTTACGACGTCATTCGCAAAACGAAATCCAAGCCGTCAATGACCAAGCGAGTTGCGCGGCGAAAGACTGAGACCAAGTTTCAATTTGAGTCACGCAAGGCGAGTGTCACTGAAACGTTTGCCCAGTACCGTGCACGTATTCTAAAAGAATACACGAACGACCCGTCACGGTACATGTGGCGAGAAATCCTTATCACCCACGACGAGGTAGAGCGCAGGCAGGACGAGCTGTTCCTGCTTGAGAAGCAGATTCAAAACGCACCGCTGGCGTACGACCTGCCTCGAAACCCAAACGCGTGCATGTCTGCATGGGGCGCTTGCCCCTACTTCCCTGTCTGCGCAGGGCAAGATGACCTCAGCACGTCAGATGCATACCGGCACAAACCGGCCCACTCAGA